ATCAATGCTCTGCTCATGGGTATATGGGTAACTCTGCTGAGACAGGAGGACTTGTAGATTTAGCAAACTTAAGTGCAAGCAACCTTACTTCTGGAACTATACCTGACGCTAGATTCCCTGCTACGTTACCAGCAATAAATGGAGCAAACCTTACAGGTATTACCTCGACAACAATAAACAACAATGCAGATAATAGAATTATAACTGGATCTGGAACTGCTAATACTTTGGAAGGTGAATCAAGATTAACTTTTGATGGTAGTGATTTAGTTGTAACTGGTGACGGTGTTTCGGAAATAAAAATTGCTGATGATGGCGATAGTTTTCTAGGTGCTGGTGGATCGGTAGTAATAGCAAAAGGTTATTTTGATTACTCTGGTGCGGTTACAGGTTTTTATACTAACAATGCTGGTCAAGGAGTTATTGGTACAAAAACAAGTCAAAATTTAAATTTTATTATAGGTAATGTTATAAATTTAACTCTTAATCAACAAGGACATTTATTACCAGCAGTAAATAATTCAAAAGACTTAGGTTCTTCATCATACCGTTGGAGAAACGTTTACACCAATGACCTTAACTTATCTAACGAAGGTGGTAAAAATGACATTGACGGAACTTGGGGAAG